TGATCCTTACGCTGGTGCTACTGCTGGCACCGTCCGCGTAATTGCTCTGCAGGACGTGGATGTGGCTGTGAAGCAGCCTGGTGCCTTCTGCCTCGGCACCTGATCATGAGGATTGAGATCCTGCGTCAAGTCATGGTCTCAGGGGAGCCGGTTTCGGCCGGCTCCTTTATTGAGGTGAGTGACGCGGACGCGAACCTGTTGGTTGGTAGCGGTAAAGCTGTTTTTGCGGCTGCCGTTGAGAAGCCGGCACCTGTTGAGGTGACGGAAGAAGTAAAGCCTGAGCCGGTTAAGCCCGCGCGCAAGGCACGCACCTATGCCCCTAAGGAGGACTGATCATGGCCATTCTTTCTACTGGTCTGGAGAAGCTGCAGCATTTTGCGCTTGCTCCTACCGCTGCCCGCACTGCCAATCTGAGTGGCACTGCTGTCGACATGAACGATTACGAGGGCGACCTTGTGATCATCCTTGATGTCGAGAACGGTGGCACCTCGACCCTGGACGTAAAAATCCAGTCGAGCGACACCTCTGGTGGTAGCTACACCGATGTGACCACCGTATTCAACCTTGATGGCACTGAGCAGGCTTCTGGCGCTGTTGCATTCGCTCAGGTGAGCACCACTGCTGACAAGCAATATCTGGTGTTTCCCAAGGGCGCTGCCAAGCGTTGGATCAAGGCTGTGTCTGTGACTGACACCTCGACCCACACCTACTCCATCAATGGCGTCGGCGTGAAGAAGTACGCCTGATAGGCGTACGGAGCTAGCCCTGGGTTGCTTCGGTGACCTAGGGCTTTATGCTGTTTATGTTCCCGCTCTGCCATGGGCATCGGGCCTGCTAATTGCGATGGCATTCACCGAAGACCTGAGTGTATTTGTTGCTGACTTCGGCGTGTCGGTATCGGCTGGTGGCAGGACTGGGTTAGGGATTCTGGATATGCCTAGCGAAATGGTCGCTGATGGGGTGGTGCTGACGACTGATTATCAACTGACAATTGTCACGTCTGACTTCAATAGTTTCACCTCTGGCGATAGCGTCACAGTTGACGGCGTTTCGTATAAGGTCCGTTCACCTGAGCTGATGGACGATGGCAAGTTCACTAAGCTGATGCTAATGAGGGTTTGATCATGCCTGAAATTTACGGAAACTGGGCCAGTCGTCGACAGAACATTGTTGAGCTGGGGACGCTGGCTGATGAGGGATCAACTGCTGCAGTCGAAGTAACCGGGCTGAATTTTACATTTGTTCACGTAATAACAGGAGCGGGCGTAAAGACTCAGGACGAGGGAAGTCTTGACGGAGTCAATTGGTTTTCGCTTGACGAAGAGAAAACGCATGCTGAAAGCGGTGTCGACGCTCATTTCTACGGGCCAAGGGTTGTTCGCTACATAAGGGCGACTGTTACAAATATCGGGCCAGGTGAAAGCGTGACTATCCACGCAGCCTGCGGGTAAGCGCCATGGACCGCGAAACCTTCAAAAACTGGGTCAAGGTGATGCAGGCTTTGGAGGAGGCGGGTAAAACGGACTGTTACATTTATTATCGAGCGAAATCAATTGTGAGCGGCGGTTCGGATCCTGGACCGTTTGGCAAGCTTCCCCAGAGAGGATTCAATGACGACCAAGCGTGAGCAGATTTTGACAGCGATCACTACCGCGCTTGCGACGACAGCAGGGGTCAGTGGTCGCGTTTATCGCAGTCGTGTTACTGCTGTTCAACGCGCAGAGTCGCCTGCGATCGTGGTTGAGCCAATCAACGATACGCCAACGCAGAACACGAGTTTGCCGACGTTGGACTGGCGGATGCGTGTCAGGGCGAGCGTAATTGTGAGAGGTGATGTGCCCGATCAACTTGCTGATCCGGTGATTGAGAGTATGCACGCGAAGATGGTCGCTGATTTGACGCTTGGCGGTTACGCGATTGACGTGCAGCCAGACGAGGTTTCGTTCAACCTTGTGGATGCCGATCAACCGGCCGGCGTAATTTTCAATGATTATATTGTTCAATACAGAACGAGTGTTGCGAGTTTGTCGGTCTAAAGTCTGATAAGCCACCGGATTTACAGTGATGGATGAGTTTCAAGGGCAAGGTGGCTCGTACATCCTTGACCCCGAGACAGGCGTTCGCACTCTCGTTTCGCGGACGCTGCCACCTGACCAAACAGAGGTAATTTCCAATGCCCCTTCTAACTCGGAAACGCCTGATCCTCCTCGAATCGGAGGGGACTTACGGGACGGATCCAACGCCAACCGGCGTCGACGCAGTGCTGGTGCGGGATTTGAACATCGTTCCGCTGCAGAGTGATGTAGTCAGTCGTGATCTGGTGCGTCCTTATCTGGGTGCATCTGAGCAGCTTCTAGCCAATACTCGCGTTGAATGCACCTTCAGCGTTGAACTTGCTGGTTCCGGCACTGCTGGTACTGCTCCTCGCTATGGCAAGGCTCTACTTGCCTGCGGCATGAGCGAAACCATTGTTGCCACCACCAGTGTCACCTACGCACCTGTTAGCGCAAGCTTCGGTAGCTGCACCATCTATTACAACATCGATGGTGTGCTGCATAAGGTGACTGGCGCTCGCGGCACCTTCACCATCAATGGTGCAGTTGGCGAGATCCCAACAATTGATTTCACTTTCACTGGGATCTACAACACCCCGACCGACACTGCGCTGCCTTCCGTCACTTATGGCGACCAGGCAACTCCTGTTGTCTTCAAGGCTGGTAACACCACTGGCTTTGAGCTGCTGTCGTATGCAGGCTGCTTGCAGTCTGTTTCCTTCGATGTCGGCAACACCTTGGTGTATCGCGAGCTTGTTGGTTGCACCAAAGAAGTGCTGCTGACTGATCGTGCTTCGACTGGCAGTGTGGTTCTGGAAGCCGTGACCATGGCAACCAAGAACTACTTCACTGCTGCGTTGACCGATGGCACGCTGGGCAACCTGCTGTTCCAGCACGGCCAGACCGCTGGCAACATTGTTGATTTTGCCTCCACTCGGGTCGACATCGGCGATGTGAGCTACAGCGATCAGGATGGCATCCACATGCTGAACATCCCCTATACCTGCGTGCCTTCTACTGCAGGTAACGATGAGTTCAGCCTGGTCTACACCTAAGCTGCTGCTGGTGTGGATGAATCGGGGGCCGCTAATGCGGCCCTTTTTTGTTGGGTGTATGCTGTTGCAGTATCGCGTTCATTACGCATGGCATTTGTCCGTAAAAAAGTTAAAGTCTTTTCTTGGCCGGTCAGCATTGAAGAGCCCAGTGATGGTGGCACTTTTGACACGGTGACCTTTGATGCCAAGTTCAAGCGCGTTGGACGAAAGGAATTTCAGAAGCTTGGCGAGAAGGGCGAGCTTGACCTGCTGAAGGTGATCATGGTCGGCTGGGAAGGCATCCAAGACGAAGACGGCAAGGAAGTGCCATTTTCGATTGAGGCAATGCGCGACCTATCGGATGACCCCTACTGGATTCGCGGTGTGCTGAAGGCTTACACCGAAACCTTTGAGGGCGCGCGCCAGGGAAACTGAAGGAGGCTGCCGTTTACTGGACGGGCGGTGGCAAGAGAGTAGAAGACAAGACGGGTGAGGACGCTGCTGCTTTTGGCATCGTCCTGCCCGAGCAGCCGAAAGAGGAGTCGGCTGATTTTGAGGTGTGGGATGAGAACTGGGAGATCGTGATGATGTTCTTGCGTATGCAAACGCAATGGACGACCACGATGGCTGGTTACATGGGCTTGCGATATAACGTGATGCTCTGTGCTGGCGGGTTGTTTGACCTTTACAATGTGGACAATCGCCGCGAGATGCTGGAAGGTCTTCAGATAATGGAGGCTGCAGCGTTAAGCGAATTGGCCAAGGACAAGGATGGCTAAACAGGTAAGCGAAATTCTGGTCAAGCTTGGCATTCAAGGCGCAGAGGGTCTTGACAAGCTGAAGAGTTCCTTTCGTGAGCTTGAGAAGACCATCGGACCGACCGAAGAAACAATTGAAAAGGCTCGTCGCGGCATTATTGAGTTTGGTGAAGTAAGCAATAAAAGCGAACAGTTAATTAGAGGTCAGATTGCCGCGTTCAAAGGGCTTCAAAATCAAGCAACAACTGGCGGTAAAGTTTACAATGATTTAAAAAAAGATATTAAAGAGTTAGAAGGCGTTATTTATGGAGCAAATGCGGCACTTGAGGAACAAAGAAAAAGACTGACTGAGTTCGGCGCATCATCGGACTCAACAGCGTTTCAAATTCAACAAACCATTAACGCACTCATTCGACTAAGAAGTGAAACAAGGGTTGATTCTGAGGCTTTTGACAAATTCGGACAAAGCATTTCTACTCTTACAAGCAAATTAAAAGCCGTTAATCAAGAAA